CCAGGTAAACCTATTGCAGGAAAGCCTACGTTAGTAGGTAAACGTAAAAACTTGCTTTATCCTGTCGGCACAGATACTGCAAAAGAATGGATATTTGCACGATTGCAGTCAGAAGAAAACCTTATACACTTTCCTAACACGCTAGACGATGAGTACTTTTTGCAATTAACAAGTGAAAAAAGAGTGCCAAGATATAACAAAGGAAAGAAAACACTTGTTTGGCAACAAATAAGAAAACGTAATGAAGCATTAGATACTTTTGTGTATGCATTAGCTGCAGTACAAATATTGCATCCGGATTTTGAAATGTTAAAACATGGCAAAAAAACAAAGGCTGAGCCGAAACAACAAGAAAGCATAGTACAGCAACGCAGGAGATTGTATCAAAGAAAACCAAGAAACTTTGTTAATTCATGGCGCGATTAATATACAATATGGATTAGTTATATATAAAAATAAATGGCAAATATATTCGACAGAACAAATTATCCAAAACAAGAACCTAACGAATTAGTAGTAGGCGATAGATGGGTATGGCAAAGACCCGACTTAGTTAGTGATTATGCTATTGCCGATTTTGCGTTAAGTTATACTTTTACTGATGACGCAGGTGCAGCAACTTTTGCTATATCTGCAACAGAGGCAGATAACAACTATTTTATAGAAGTAGCTAGCTCATCAACAGCAAGTCTTACTGCAGGAGAATATCAATGGAAAGCTTTTGTTAAAAGAAGTAGTGACAACGAGCGTTTTACTGTTGACGAAGGCAGAACAAAAATACTTGCAAATACAGAGTTAGCAGCTAGTGACGTAAGAAGTCATGCAAAGAAAGTATTGGACGCAATTGAGGCAATTATAGAAAATAGAGCGTCACAAGACCAAATGTCATACTCTATTGCTGGCAGAAGTTTATCTCGTATGACAATACAAGACTTACACTTTTTTAGAGCTAGATATAAAGCAGAATATAACGAAGAGTTAAAAAAAGCAAGAATTAAAAACGAGCAAAATACTGGTAACACAATTAAGGTAAGATTTTAATGGCTATTTGGGATAGATTTACAAAAAAACGCAAACGTAAAATACGCAATTATAAAGCTACACAAGGCGGTGGTCTTTTTGCAGATTGGATGAGCGGTAGCTTGAGTGCAGATAGCGCTATTAGATTTAACCTTAGAAAAATTAGAGATAGATGTAGAGAACAAGCAAGAAATAATGACTATGCAAAAAGATATTTACAATTATTAGTTACAAACGTTGTAGGACAAAATGGCATAAGAATACAAAGTAAAGCACGTAATGCAGATAATAGCATCGACAAAATAGGCAATCAAATAATAGAAAATAACTGGAATAAATGGTGTAAAAGAGGAAATTGTACTGTTGACGGTAGAATGAGCTTTCTAGATGCACAAAAGCTATTTATAGAAACACTAGCAAGAGATGGAGAAGTTTTAGTTAGACATATAAAAACTAGAAATAAAGAACAGCCATACAAAATACAGTTTTTAGACGCTGATTATCTTGACGAAGAAAAAGATGAAGTTTTGAATAACGATGGCGAAATAATAATGGGCGTCAAGCTCGATAAGTTTAAAAAGCCTGTTTCGTACTTTTTATTTGCAGAACATCCGCATAAACAAGGTTTTGGTAAATATGACAGAACACACATTGAAGTAAGTGCAAATGAATTATTACATTCATATGTAAGCGAAAGGCCAGAACAAACAAGAGGCGTACCGTTTATGACAACAAGTTTAGACGGATTAAAAATGCTTGATGGCTACTTAGAAGCAGAGTTAGTTGCAAGTCGTGTAGCTGCAAGCAAAATGGGCTTTTTTACAAGTCCTGCCGGTGACGGATATGTCGGCGACGGCGATGACGACTTTAATCCTATAATGAATGCAGAAGCTGGTAGCTTTGAGCAATTGCCAGACGGTATGGATTTTAAACAATTTGACCCGCAACACCCTACAAGCGGTTTTGATAGTTTTCATAAATCTGTATTACGAGGTATTGCAAGTGGTTTAGGTGTTAGTTATGTGTCATTAGCAAATAACTTAGAAGGCGTAAATTATTCTTCTATAAGACAAGGCACATTAGAAGAAAGAGACAATTTTAGAATATTGCAAAAATTCATGATTGAGCATTTTATAGAACCAGTGTTTAATCAATGGCTACTTTCACAAATGTCATTTAATCCTACTTTCCCACTTCCTGCAGACAAATTTGATAAATTTGCAGACAATATTATGTATGTACCACGTTCTTGGGGATGGATAGACCCAGTTAAAGAAGTAAAAGCAAATGTTGACGGACTGAATGCTGGAGTTATTACTATGCAAGACGTACAAACTAATTATGGCAGAGACGTAGAAGAATTATTTGAACAACACGAAAGAGAAGAAAAGCTTGCTGAACAATATGGCATAAAAACAGCATATCAGCCATTCGGCGCACAAAAAATGCCAGTTGATGCAGAAATACAACAAGCTGACGAAGATGAGTAAAGGCAGCACACGAAGGCCAAAAGAAATAAGCGACGAAGAATTTAAAAATGCATGGGATAAAATATTTAACTCACCGCATAAAAAAAAGTGGAAAAAAACAAAAGGAAAGAAATTAGTAAGGATAGATGGCAAGTTACAAACCTAATCAAGGCATGAAAGCTGAAGCAGCACGTGGATTAGCATGGCGTAAAGAACATGGCAGAGGAGGTACGCGTATTGGTTTAGCAAGAGCAAATCAAATTGTTAATGGCCAAAATCTTAGTGAGTCTACTGTAAAACGTATGTTCAGTTTTTTTTCTAGGCATGAAGTTGATAAACAAGCAGAAGGTTTTAGCCCTGGCGAAGAAGGCTATCCTAGTAATGGACGTATAGCATGGGCTTTGTGGGGCGGAGACGCAGGATTTAGTTGGTCAAAAAAAATAGTTAATAAATTAAAAAATGATGATAGAATAAAAGGCATGAGCGATGAAACAAGACAAGAAACCATAGAATATGAAGTTATTATCAAAGAAGGTGAAAACAAATATGGTGAAGGAAACAAGTTTTATTTAGATGGTGAAAACTCACCAAGTCTAATTATGCTTTCAGGCAATGAATATATTTTTAATATAAGCGATGGCTCAAATAAAACTCATGCTCTTAGATTCTCAGTAACAGAAGATGGTTCACATAACGAAGGTCAAGAATATATGCAAGGTGTTGAAATTAATGGTAAAGCAGGCGAAGAAGGTGCAAGTATAAAAATAATGGTAGATGATGACACACCTAATCTTTACTACTATTGCGTAAATCACAAGGGTATGGGTGGCAAAATTTTAACAAGACAAATGGAGGAAGATAGACCTCACAAACCTTATCACGAAGAAGAAGAAGAAAAAAGACCATATCATTATGACGAAGAAGAAAAAGGCTATAAAGAAGAAGAAGAAGAAAGAGCAGGGCCAGACGCTTTAGAAGTAGGTGACTTTGTCAGCTGGAGAGCAGGCGGCGGAAGAGCAAAAGGAAGAATTACAAGAATTAGTAGAGACGGTGCAATAAAAGTACCTGGTACTGATTTTGAAATTAATGGCGAAGAAGACGACCCAGCAGCACTAATTAGAGTTTATAGAGGCGGAGAACAAAGCGACGATTATGCAGGACATAAATTTAGTGCGCTTACAAAAATACAACCAATTAGAAATGCTCAAACAAACGAAAATAGAGAAGCAGTAGAACATTTTGCAAATGAAAAACATGAAAGAGAATTTGAGTTTGATAGAAATAAAATTGACGAAGATAAAAGAACAGTTAGTATAGGAGTTTCTAGTGAATTACCTGTAGAAAGAAACTTTGGTTTAGAAGTACTAGGACACGAGGACGAAGAAATTGATATGGAGTTCATGCAATCAGGCAGAAGTCCATTATTGTTAGACCACGACGCAACAAAACAAATTGGAGTTGTTGAAGAGTTTGGTATTGATAAAGATAATAAAAGAACAGTTGCAAAAGTAAGATTCAGTAAAAACGAACAAGCTGATGAAATATTCCGTGATGTGAGGGACGGCATCAGGCAGAACATATCTGTTGGCTACCAAGTCAATAGTATGAAAAGAGAGGACGAAGAGGAGGACGGCGTACCCGTCTACAGAGTCAATTCTTGGACTCCGCTCGAGGTATCTGCAGTAAGCATTCCCGCTGACCAGTCAAAGTTAGTAGGTTTTGCCCGTTCTAAAGATACAAAAATAGAATTAACCCCATCTAAAACAAGGAAAAATATGGAAAATAATAAAAATATTGCTCCTGAAGTTAGTAAAGAAGAAATGAGAAAAAACTTAGCTAGAGAAAACAGCGAAATGTTAGAACTCGGTGCACAGCACAATAAAAGAGATTTAGCACATGAAGCTATTAGAGAAGGCTTAAATTTAGCTCAATTCAAAAACAAACTTCTAGAGAGCATTGCAACCGATAAGCCATTAGACTTACCGTCTGATGTCGACATGAAGAGCGAAGACAAGAGAGAATATTCTCTTATCAAAGCTATTAGAGAAAGTGCAAGCAACACATTGTCAGGTCTTGAAAAAGAAATGTCAGATGAAATTGCGCACAAAACTGGAAAAGCTGCAAGAGGATTCTATATGCCAACAAATATTAATTTTGGCAAAAGGGATTTAACTGTAGGAACAAATAATGCTGGCGGTTTCTTAAAAGGTACAGACCATTTAGGAAATGAATTTATAGAAGCTGTATATGCAAAGCTAGTTGTAGGAGAAGCTGGCGCTAGAGTCTTACAAGGACTTAAAGGCGACGTTGCTATACCTAAGCTTTCTGCTTCTGTAAATAATGCTTCATTCGTTGCTGAAAATGCAGCTCCTAGTGAATCTAGTCAAACTTTTGCACAAGTTACAATGTCTCCAAAGACACTAGCTTGTCATATTGACTTAAGTAGAAAACTAATGCTACAATCCGACCCATCTATTGAGCAGATTGTAAGAGACGACGTTATTAATTCTTTCGCAAGAAAGATTGACGGTGTTGCACTTGAAGGCGGAGGTTCTAACGAGCCAACAGGCCTAATAGGCTTAATGTCAAATAATGTTGTATCTATCGGAACTAACGGTGGTGCTTTATCCTATGCAAATGTCGTTGATTTAGTTAAATTAGTAGACGAAGATAATGCAATCAGAAATGATGGTAGTGTCAACTTCATAGGAAACGCAAAAGTAACTGCTAAACTTAGAACAACATCAAAACAGTCAAGCGGTGTTGAAGGTAACTTTATTCTTGAACCTAACAATCAAATGCTAGGATTCAATTATATGTCATCTTCATTAGTGCCTAGTGACTTATCAAAAGGCTCAGGTTCAAACCTGTCTGCTCTTTTGTTTGGTGACTTCTCACAATTACTCATTGGATATTATTCAGGAGTGGACGTAGTAGTTGACCCATATACAGGCAGCTCAGCAGGTACAACAAGACTTGCTTTCTTCCAGGATATGGACATTGCAATAAGAGATGAGAATGCGTTCTCAGTATGTAAAGACATAGTTACTACATAATAACTATTCTCTTAATGAATAAAGGCCTCTTAATCGAGGCCTTTTTCTTATGACTTTTCTGAGTCTTACTTTATTAAATTATTTAAAAAAAAGCTGCCTCTCAAACATGAGTAAAACGGAGGAGAGACAGCTAGCTAAAAGAAACTGGCCCCGAAGGGCCAGCGTCAATACAAAAGGAGTCTTTATATCTGTAGTCGTATACAAATATAGACTATAACATTAGACAATACATTTTTACAAAAGTACATATTTATTTAATATTTATTAACAGTTAATATTTCACACATTGCTGTATAATTTATTTATGAACGATAAAGTTAAATTTGTATTTAATCAAACAGCCTATTACGGCGGGCAAAGGTATGACTCGGGAGATGTAATAGAAATACCTAGTAAAGATGCAGACGAATGGGATAAAATGTATTACGGAAATATTTATAAACCAAAAAAAAGTAAAAAGGAAAAGAAATGAAACTTTGTGCAACAAGAAACGTTTTTTACAATAATTGCATGTATAAGGCAGGAGATATTATTGAGTGCAATGCAGAAGAAGCACAAGCACTAAAAAATCTAGGCTGCGAAGAGCATAACAAAAAAGACGAAAAAAAAAAGCAAAATAAACAAATAACTGATTTTAAGGCAAGATAATGGCATTAGAATCGGCACAAGATTTAGAGAACTTTTTCGATACAGAAACGCATGGCAAAAATGCAACTGTTAGTATTAATGGCACGAGCTCATCTATAAAAGTAATACTTAATAACGAATACTTTGAAATACCAGGCGAAAGTGTAAACATAGACGGCACACAGCCAATTGCAACATGTCGTTCGAGTGATATTGCAAACTTAGATACAGATGACAGCATTACTATTGACAGCGTCACTTATAATATAAAAAACATACAACCCGATAACGAAGGAATAACAGAACTTATATTACAGAAACAATGATTTTATACTCGTCAAGCCAGATAGCAGAAGCGTGGCTTTATGATTGTGAAATGCGACACAAACTTGCACAAAAAACATTGTCGATAGAAAAGTATGAAATGCTTTTTAGCAAAGCATTTGAAGATATATTATGTGGAAAAATATGCGTACGTTTAGACATATTTATTCCAAAAGATATGTTAAACTCAGTTTATAGCCACTACGATTTGGAGGACAACGAAAAGTTATGTTAGATAAGCTTATAGACCCATTGTCAAATATTCTCGACAAGTTTGTGCCTGATAAAGATTTAAAACTAAAACTTAGATATGAAATTGAAAGAGAAATACAAAATGCAAATGCTTTGCAAATACAAGTTAACAAAGTTGAGGCAGCACATAAATCATTATTTGTCGCGGGCTGGCGTCCTGCATTGGGCTGGATTTTGTCGTTTGCATTGGCGTACCACTATATTCTTCAGCCCATTATCGTTTTTGCGTTATCTCTCGCAGGCGTTGAATACAATCTTCCAGAGTTTGATATGAGTAGTTTAATGACTATTTTGTTAGGCATGCTAGGACTAGGGGGAATGCGTACATATGAAAAAATAAATAAAGTTAGTCGAGAGAAGTAGTGGCAAAAAGATATAGTGTTAGTATACCTTATGAGCCTGCCGCAGGAGTTAGAGGAAAAAAAACAAGTATTGGCAGAAGAAATGTAGGTACTAGTACAATGAATAAAAATAAAAAAAGACTTAATAAAAAAAAATATAGAGGACAAGGACGATAATGGCACATATAAGACAAAACATTAGAAGCAGAGTCGTAACATTATTAAACGAAGTTTCAAGCCTGAATAGTAAAGTATTTGCAAGCCGTATTTATACTTTAGAAGAAAGCAATTTGCCATGTGCGTGCGTATATACACAAGAAGAAACAAGCGAAGTTATTACAATTAGCCCGCCAAGAACAGTAGAAAAAAACCTTGAGCTTAATATAGAGGTTTATGTCAAAGCAGAAAATTTTACAAGCGAAATAGAGCCATTGTTAAAAGATATAAAAGAAAAGCTAGCTTCTGACACAACATTGAACAATTTAGCTAAAGACAGTTATCTTGAATCACAAATTTTAAATTATAATAGTGAAGGTGATAAAAATATCGCAACGGCAATATTAACATTTGTTGTTTGTTATCATCACAGAGAAGGAACATTAAATTAATGGCATTAAAAGTAAGAGATAGAGTAAAAGAAACTACAACAACAACAGGAACAGGCAGCATAAGTCTAGCTGGTGCTGTTACAGGTTTTCGTAGTTTTTCCTCTGTATTAAGTACAAATGATACATGCTATTACGCAATAGTCGGTACAGGCGAGTTTGAAGTAGGTTTAGGTACACTATCAAACTCAACAACATTGGCTAGAACAACAGTTATTAGTAGTAGTAATAGCAATAGTGCAGTTAACTTTTCTGCAGGAAGTAAAGACGTATTTATTACACAACCTGCTACAAAAGCTGTTTTATTAAATGCTGCAGGAAATGTACATGATATTACAACTACAAACTTATCAGAAGGAACTAATCAATATTATACAGATACAAAAGCTGACGCTAGAATTGCAAATAATATAATTGATGAAGATAGTTTTGCTACAGATTCTGCAACTCGTGCGCCGTCGCAACAATCAGTAAAAGCATATATTGCTGCGCAAATACAAACAAAAGATAATACAGACGAAATAACAGAAGGTAGCAGTAATCTTTATCATACATCTGAACGTGTACAAGACGTTGTTGGCGCAATGATGTCAAGCAATACAGAAACAGGAATCACTGTAACTTACGAAGACGGAGATGGCACGCTTGACTTTGTTGTTGCTTCGCAAACAGATAATAACTTTACAAATGCTTTACAAACAAAACTAAACGCTATTGAAGAAAATGCAACTGCTGACCAAACAGCAGCAGAGATACGAACACTAGTAGAAAGCGCAACTGATAGTAATGTTTTTACTGACGCAGACCACACTAAATTAAATGCAATAGAAGCTAGTGCAACTGCTGACCAAACAGACTCAGAAATAAAAACTGCGTATGAAAATAACGCAGACACAAATGCGTTTACTGATGCATTATTAAGTAAACTTAATGCTATAGAAAATAGTGCTACAGCCGACCAGAGCGACTCTGAGATAAAGACTGCATATGAGAATAATTCAGATACTAATGCATTTACAGATGCGCTTCTTAGCAAACTTAACGCAATAGAATCTGGCGCTACTGCTGACCAAACTTCAGAAGAAATACAAGACATAGTAGGAGCTATGTTTAGTAGTAACACGGAAACTGGAATAACAGCGACATATCAAGATAGTGATGGCACAATAGATTTAGTAGTAGGAACTCTTAATCAAAATACTACAGGAAATGCAGCGACAGCTACAAAATTAGAAACAGCAAGAACAATAAACGGTACAAGCTTTGACGGTACATCAAACATTAGTTTTGACACTGACGCTGTAAGTGAAGGAAGTAGTAACCTGTATTATACAGATTCACGTGTAGAAACATATTTAACAAATAACTCTTATGCTACGCAATCATTTGTAACGACACAAATATCTAATCTTGTTGACAGTGCACCTGGGGCCTTAGATACACTTAATGAATTAGCAGCAGCAATAGGAGACGACGCTAACTTTGCAACAACAATTAATACAAGCTTAGGAAATAGATTAAGAATTGATGTAAGTAATCAGTCATTAACTAGTACGCAAAAAACAAATGCATTAACTAATTTAGGTATAAATGCAAGTTATTCTGGAAATGCAGCTACTGCTACTGCTTTAGAAACTGCACGTACTATTCATGGAGTAAGCTTTGACGGAACTGCAAACATAGACTTGACAGAAGTTATACAAGACACAGTAGGTGCTATGTTTAGTAGCAATACAGAAACAAATATTGTTGTTACATATCAAGACAGTGACGGTACTATCGACTTAGTTGTATCAACACTTAACCAAGATACTACAGGAAATGCTGCTACGGCAACAGCTTTAGAAACAGCAAGAACTATTCACGGTGTTTCTTTTGACGGTACGTCAAATATAGATTTAACTGAAGTCATACAAGACACAGTAGGTGCAATGTTCTCTAGTAATACGGAGACAGGAATTACAGCTACATATGAAGATAGTGATGGAACTATTGATTTAGCAGTAGCTGCACAAACTGCAAATGATTTTACAACAACTCTTAAAAATAAACTTGACGGCATAGAATCAAATGCAACAGCAGACCAAAGTAACTCGGAAATCAAAACAGCATATGAAGCTAATAGCGACACTAACGCATTTACAGACGCTCTTTTATCTAAGTTAAACGGAATAGAGGCAAGCGCGACAGCAGACCAAAGTGATAGTGAAATTAAAACAGCATATGAAAACAATAGTGATACAAATGCTTTCACTGATGCTTTATTGTCAAAACTAAATGCTATTGAAGCAGGAGCAACAGCAGACCAAACATCGGAAGAAATACAAGATATTGTCGGTGCAATGTTTAGCTCTAATACAGAAACAGGTATTACAGCTACATATCAGGACGCCGATGGGACTATTGACTTAGTCGTAGCAACATTAAATCAAGATACTACAGGAAATGCAGGTACTGCAACCGCATTAGAGACTGCCAGAACAATACAAGGCGTTAGTTTTGATGGAACAGCAAATATAGATTTAACAGAAGCAATACAAGATGTTGTAGGCGGTATGTTTAGCTCAAATACAGAAACTGGCATAAGTGCAACGTATGAAGATAGTGATGGAACAATAGATTTAGTAGTTGCTACATTAAATCAAGACACAACTGGTAACGCAGCAACAGCTACAGCTCTTGAGACCGCTAGAACAATACACGGAGTGTCTTTTGACGGTACAGCTAATATTGACTTAACTGAAGTTATACAAGATACAGTTGGCGCTATGTTTACTGGCAATACTGAAACTGACATTACAGCTACATATCAAGACTCAGACGGAACAATTGATTTAGTAGTGAGCGGCGGAGGAACAACAATTAATAATAATGCAGATAATAGATTAATAACTGGCAGCGGCACAGCTGGTACGCTAGAAGCGGAAGCAAATGCTACATGGAATGGTAATACTTTAGCGTTGACAGCAGGAACAGGGCATACAGGTATATCTTTGACTGATGGCTCAACAAACTATGGTTTTATTGCTGGTGGTAATGCTCTTAAATCTGGCGGTAGTGCTAATGACTTTTCATTTAGAACAGATACTGGCTCTATAGACTTCTACACTAATGGTCAAAATTTAAGATTTGCTATTGAATCAGATGGTGTCATAAATACAAGTGAATTAGTACGTATTGGAAGTGGTAGCACATTTGAAAATGAAGCATTAAATGTCAAGAAAACTGGTAGTAATGATGATGCAGTTTTAGCTTTAGACTCTGATACTGGTGACGCATCTTTTTACAGATTTATTAGATTTTATAAGAAAAACAACAACGATAGTTTAGGAAAAATAGACTATGACAACTCAGGTGATGCAATGACATTGGCAGTAGAATCAGATGAAAGATATAAAACAATTACTGGTGAAGCAAGTGGACTTAATTTAATTTCAAAACTAGAGCCAATTAAATATACAAGAGAAGAAACAGGTGTGACTGATGGATGTGGTTTTTCTGCTCAAGCATACAAACAAGCATTTGATGATATAGGAGAATATGCAAGAGGTGTGACAGTTGGCTCAGATTCAGAAAAATGGATGCTAGATTATGCACCTTTAGTTCCTAATTTAGTGAAAGCTATACAAGAACAACAAGAACAAATACAAGTGTTACAAAACGAAATACAAGAACTTAAAGGAGCTGCATAATGATTGACTATATATGGAATGTATCAAATTGCGAAGTCTATCCAAATAAAAACGGATTACAAAATGTTGTACATAAAGTGCATTACATTGTTAAAGGCATAGATACTATTAATTTAGATGAAAACAATAATAATTATTACGCAACAATGCAAGGCAGAGTATATTTAGATACGACTGACTTGTCAAACTTTATAGCATGGCAAGATTTAACATCTCAAATTGTGCAAAATTGGGTAGAAGCTAATTTAGGTGCTGATAATGTCGCAACTATTAAATCTGACATAGAAGCAAAAATAAATAATAAAATTAATCCGAGTAGTGTTAATAAAATATTAGGTAGTTAATGACATTCGGTTTAGCAGCATTTGCACAACTTCCTTTTGCATCACAAAGTGTAGAGACAAAATCAATAGAAGAACAAATAAGAGATGTAGCAACACAAACACTCACTGGATTAACAACAACTGGCAGTAATATATTTGCCTCACGAGTACATAACATAGAAGACATAAAACTACCAGCATTGCTTTTATATACTAAAAATATCGACTCAGAAATTATATCTATAAAGCCGAGACGTATAGAAAAAAACATAACATTATCTGTAGAAGGTTACGTAAAACAAAATACAAACTTTGATAATAAAATAGACGATATAGCAGAAGAAGTAGAAGAAGCACTATTTACAAATAGATTGCTAGACAATTTAGCGAAAGATTCATTTTTAATACAAACAGCTGTAGAATATGAAAGCGAAGGCGAAAAGCCTTTGGCAAGAATAATTATGGATTTTAACGTAAAATATCATCATAGTGAAGGTGTTTTATAAGATAACAATAAGGTAAAATAAAATTATGGCAACATTTTCAGGCGCAGACGGAATAGTAAAAGTAACCCCATCAGGCGGTAGTGCTACAGCAATAGGCGAAATAAGAAGCTTTTCTGTAGAGCAACAATCTGATACTGTAGAAGATACAAAAATGGGTGACTCTGCTCGTACATTTAAAAAGACGCTCTCACAATTCACTGTTTCAATAGAAGCATTGTTTGATGACGGAGACTCTGCTCAGACTGCTATGACAATTGGCACGTCGTTAACTTTTGATATATTACCAGAAGGCGATTCTTCTGGCGATTATAAACTTAGTGGTTCAGGAATAATCACAAGTATAAATCAATCACAAAGTTTTGACGGACTTGTTGAAAGAAGTTTTAGTGTACAAGGCAGCGGTGCTTTAAGTATCGGAACTGCATAATAATTAATGAAGGCAATCGACAGAGCTAAGTCTCACTTTGAGAATCTTAGTGTCAAAAAAATATCTGTGCCAGAATGGGCAGAAGACGGTAAACCGTTTTACCTATTTGCAAGTCCATTAACACTCCAAGAAACATCCAAACTATACAAAATGTCAAAAGACGACGACATGACAATGTTAGTCTATATTCTTATATACAAAGCGCTTGACGAAGACGGCAATAAACTATTTACACTAGAAGATAAATCTACACTACTTAATAAGGTAGATAGAAATGTTATTGCAAGAGTTGCAAACGAAATTATGGGCAATACGCCTATAGAAGAAGTAAAAAAAAATTAATACTTGATAAATATCTATATGGTCAGCTTGCTCTAGCTGAAATGTTACACAAAACTTTAACGGAAATACAGGATATGTCTATCGAAGAATATCAATTGTGGTCAGCATATTTTACAATTAAGGAAGAAAAAAACAAAAATGGCTAATAAACATATAATTAAAATCATTGCACAAGACATGGCAACAGCTGTGTTTAAGAAAATTAAGCAAGGATTAAATATGCTTAAAAGTGCAGCTAAACTTGCTGCTGCTGGTTTGATGAAAATATCACTTGCAGCTGCAGCCGCTGCAACAGCATTAGTAGCCTCAATTGCAGTTTCTACACGTTTTGTAGACGCGTTGGTTAAAACCGCAGATAAACTAGATGTCAATATAGAATTCTTACAGAAATTCCGTTTTGCAGCAGACCAAATTGGCGTATCAACAAGAACTGCAGATATGGCATTGCAAAGATTTGCTAGACGATTAGGTGAAGCAAAAAAAGGAACAGGTGAACTATTGCCTGCTTTGAGAGAAATGGGATTATCACAAAATGTTATTGCAGATTTAGGCGCAGAAGAGGCTTTAATGTTATTTGCTGACGCACTTGCAACAACTGAAGACTCAACGAATCAATTAGCACTTGCATTTAAAGGTTTTGATAGTGAAGGTGCAGCGCTTGTCTCAATGCTACGTAACGGTAGTGATGGTTTACAACAGTTTTTTGACGACGCAGATAGACTAGGATTTATACTTACAGACAGTGCTGCTCGTGGAGTTGGTTTTTTTGCTGATGAACTTACAAGATTACGTACACTTATCGGTGGCGTAAGTAATCAACTAACAGCTACTTTAGCGCCTGCTTTATCATTTTTTGTTGACGAAGCAATCAAAAAAATACATGAGCTTAGAGGAGACATGACTTTTGAAGATATTTTTAAAGATATATTTAGAGAACTTACAAAAGGCTTAGTAAACTTTATGTTTTCATTTGAAAACGCTATAAATCAAATGATTACATTATTCAACGATATTGCGAGTATAACATTGAGCGACGCTTTTATAAAGCCTGTAAAGTTTGCTGCAGCATTTGGCGACTCACTAGCAAATGTAAACAAGATTATACAAGATGGATTTATCCCTGCAGTAAAAGACATAACAGAATCTACAGAACCACAATTTAGCTTACTAGAAAAACTAATGACTAAAATAGGAGTTAGTTTTGCAGGAGTACAAACAGGTTTACGTAATTTTGCAAAAGATACAGATGATTTATTTGCTAATACAATAACCAATGCATTTAAAGGAGCAGAAGACGCAATAGTTGATTTTGTTATGACAGGAAAAGCAAGCTTTAAAGAATTAGTAAATAGTATAATATCAGACTTAATTAGAATGCAAGTAAGAGCGCAAATAATGAAGTTTGCAAGTTTCTTATTTCCTAACATTGACTTTGGTGCTAGAGCATTAGGAGGCCCTGTTATGGGAGGTCAGCCATTTCTAGTCGGTGAAAAAGGGCCAGAAATGTTTATACCTACTAGCAACGGTAGAATTGCGACAGCAGGAGAAACAAAAGGTATGGCAGCAAGTAGTAGTAATGTCAATATAAGTTTTAACGTTTCTGCAAATGACGCTAGTGGTTTTGAAACAATGTTATCTGATAGAAAAAATCAAATAGTAAGTATGGTTGTGCAAGCTATGAATCAAAAAGGAAAACCAGGAATTATATAATGAGCGGCGCATTTCCTACAACAAAAACACCTAAAGTATTTAACTTTTCTTCAGTTAGGCCAAATACTACAGCATACACATTGTCAGGCAAAAGAAGTACAAAACAATTTGCTTCGCAATATTTTCAGTTTACAGTACAAATGCCCCCTATGACACAAGATGAGTTTATGGAGTTCTATGCATTTTTAGTAAAACAAAGAGGTAGCTTTGAGTCTTTTACGTTTCAATACCCGCTAGAAAATCAAGGCGTTGATAAAGCACAAACAGATATTGCAGTAAATGGCTCAGCGAGCGCTGGTGCAGTCCAAGTGCCATTAGATGGCTTTACAGCATCAGGAACAACTAATAATGTTTTAAAAGCTGGCGACTTAATTAAGTTTGCTAATCACAATAAAATATATATGGTTATAGATAATGAAAATGCTAATAGCTCAGGACAAGTTGCAGCAGTCGATATAGAACCGCCTTTGCAAGCAGCTGTTGTTGACAACGAAGCTGTTACTGTTAATCAGCCTTCTTTTACTGTGCAATTAGTACAAGACGACGTTTTATATACTACAGACGCTAACGGACTTTTTAACTTATCTTTTGACTTACGTGAGGTTTTATAATGGGAAGAACACTAAGCTCGAGTGTACAAAATCAAATACAACAAGGCGAAATTAGACTTGCACATTTAGTTAAATTAAAAGCACTAGGAAATAGTAGCGGTAGCACAACAACAGTTTCTGTAACCAATCATGTAAAAAACTTGACATATAATGACGGCACAGATAATTTAACTTATGAAGCTGGCGGTAATTTTTTAGGCATAGGAGAAACAGAAGAAACAGGAAGTTTAGAATACAGTACAAACTCTATAACTTTACAAAATGTTACCGACACTGTGCGTGATTTATTTAGACATCAACAATATATAGGAAAAGAAGCAGTAATACAAACTGTCTTTTTAGATAGTCAAGAAACAATTATAGATGCGTTTGAGTTTTTTAAAGGCACAATAACAGGAGCTAGTTTACATACAAGTGCAGGTAGTTTTACATTGCAAGTAGAAATATCGTCACATTGGAAAAACTGGGAAACAAAAAATGGCCGTGTATTTACACAAGCTTCGCAAAACGATTTTATAACAAAAAAAATAGCAGACGGTAGTTTGTCAAGCGGATTTACAGATAAAGGACTTGAGTTTGCACACACAACAAACGAAGACGTAAGGTGGAATAGATAAATGGCTGTTGCACCTCCTCCAGGCACCGGTAATTTTTTTGCAAAAATAGGCGCTTCTATTGTTAAGTTTTTTAGCGGTAAAGCAGCTGCTATGACGTATGTGCAAACTGCATTTTTTGTTGCACAAGGAGTACTTAGTCATAAAGCAAGGATGAAAGCACAAAGAAGTGGTGCAGATATACTTTTACAAAAGTACGGCACTGGCGGCGGCATGCCAGTAATATATGGCAGACGTAGAGTTGCAGGAAATGTTGTATTTATGGAAACTGTAAATAACAAAGAATTGTTTGTTGTATATGCAATAGCAGGCCATGAGATAGATAGCTTTGAGGCACAAACAATACAAATAAACGGACGCTCTATAAATGATACTAGTGTTTTTAGACAAGGTTATGCAATTGCTGACGGAACATTTAGATATGAAAGAAAAGACGCAAGCAACTATACACTTACAACAAATAGTAATTACTTTGGCACAGGCAGCGGTACAGGAAGTGTAGCTAATATTTTAGCCGGTGCGGACCCATTTGCACAGCCAAGAATGGTTTTTAACTTACATCAAGGCACATTATCGCAAGCTGTAGACCCAATGCTAACAGGAGTATTTAACGGTACAAACGCAAGTACTGTTTGGAGTAGTAATCATAAATTAACTGGCATAGCATATATTGCATGTAACTTTGAGTATGATACAAAAGGCATGTTTCAAGGGATTCCTAACATTACGGTAGTAGTTAACGGCAAAAAGGTTTATGACCCAAGGCTCGATAGTGCTTACGGAAGTGGTTCACAAGACTTTGCTAATACGTCAACACATACATGGTCTGACAACGCTGCATTATGTTTACTTGACTATTTAAAAGATAAAGATTACGGAAAAGGACTTGCAGAAACTGATTTAGATATGCCAAGTTTTGTAGAAGCTGCAAATGATTGCGGCGATAGTGAAACTCCTGTAGATATATCTGCACTAGTTACAAGTGCTACTAGTAACAATGACAGAATTTTATTAGCTGATGGCACAAGTAATAGAACAGCATTTAATAAAATGCAAGTAGGCAATAAATTTACAGTTACTACAAGCGGCGGCACAACAGTCGTAAACAATAAAGAACTAGTTGATAAAAGTACAGATATTATTGACATAAGCGGTAGCAATCCTATTTCTTTACTATTTTTACACTTTGAGCGTGGCTCAATAGTAAGCGAAATAACAACAAACACAACATGTACTTTTTCACAAGGTCAAAGACGTTTTCATTGTAACGGCGTTGTTGATACCAGCGAAAGCGTACTAGAAAACACAAAAGATTTAGTAGCAAATATGCGTGGCATTTTTACATACACAAACGGAAAATACACAATAAAAGTAGAAGGCAGTGAAAGTGTAGTACAGACACTTACTGACGATATGATTTTAGATAGTGGCATAAGTTTGACGTTTGAGAATAAAGAAAAAAAATATAACAAAGTAGAAGTAGAGTTTTTTAATGCACAAAAAAGATATGAAACAGACACAGTTATAAATACTGGAGAAAGTAGCGATACATTTTTGTCTGACGATGGCGAAGTACTAGAAACACGTATACAGTTTCCTTATGTAACAAATTATAAAATTGCTAATCATCATGCAAAAGCAATATTACAAAGAAGTAGAAAACAAAAAATGATTACTTTTAAATCGACGCCAAGAGTTTTACTATCGAAAGTAGGAGAAGTTATTGCAATAACAAATAGTGCACTTAACATGAGCGCAGAACAATACAGAATAATAAATATGACTATACAGCCAGACATGAATGTAGAAGTTACAGCAATAGAATATCAAGGCGACATATACGGATTCACTGACCCGCCTGACGAGGATTTAGGAATACCTAATGACCCAGTAGAAATGAATAGAGTACTAGCTCCTTCTAGTTTGACTTTCACAGCAAAAAATACAAGTACTGGCGTGCCTGCAAGACTTACATGGACGGATAGTAGTAAATACCCCAGCTATAAATTTAACGTCGTTGTAAAAGATAGTAGCGGAAATATAAGATTTACAGGAGAAACAAGAAATACGTTTTTTAACTTAGATGGCATAGAAGTGCAAAACAGTTTCTCTGGAGAAGTAAGTGCAGTTAATAGTCTAGGAGTAGAAAGTGCAGCAAGCACAGTAAGTTTTAATAATACTACTAGTCCTATACAAAGGCCTGACTTGCCCGATGACATAATTACTGCAGACCACATAAGCGCAAACTCAATTGACGCAACTATGATTGACGTAGATAATTTAGCAGCCATAGAATCTAATCTTGGAACAATTACAGCAGGCGTTATTAATGCAGATAATATTACTGTACAAAATTTAGACGCTGCAAATATAAGCAATAACGGACTAGATAATACGATAATACTTGCTGACGCATTTGTTGGCGATTACGGTATCAATGCACCAGGTAGCACAACAACGCTCACAACTAGTTTTCAAACGTTAGCAACATTTACATTACCAGCGTCAAAAGAAAGCGGCAAGATTGGCATATTTGCGGCAGGGGATGTAGGAAACACAGCAACGTCAAATTCACAAGTGCGTTTTGACATATTTCATGGCGGCACAAGTGTCGCAAACTATACATCTAGCCAAGGCGTAGAAGCAGCTTTAGCTCCTTTTATTTTAGCTGCTGAAGTAAGTGCAGATACAACGGCTACAAAAACTTTCGAGCTGAAAGGAAAAACAATAAATCCAGATGTCAGTGAAAGTTTAGCTGTATTTAATGTTGCAATACAAGCAATTAAAATAAATTCGTCAGGAGTAACATAATGATTTACAAAAAAGCATATCCAGGCAATCCACTTACAACAATGGAACATTTAAGGCAAGGACGTAATAATTTACTAAATGCATGTGACTGGACACAAATGCCTGACTGTCAATTAACAAACACAGAAAAAGCTGCATGGGCAACATATAGACAGCAATTACGAGATTTGCCAGCAACATACAGTAATGATAACAATATAGAAGATATTGTATGGCCACAAACGCCAATAGATTAATTTTATAATTTAATTCTTATAACATTACTTTTTTTTCTAAGTATAATAAAAGTCATGTGGATTTTCGATTTATTTTTTTGGTTAGTGTTTGCCAATGGCTGCGCTAACATCCTTATATGCATATATCCTGAGCCTAAAAAAGGCTGGAATAAAGCGGTATATGATATTGTAGACTATTTATCATTGAGGAAAGGGAGATAATATGGCAAACAAAAAGGCTGAAACTAGCAAAGCACAAGCAAAACCTACCTATGAAGAATTAAGAGTTGCAAATGAGCAACTTGCAGTTCTTGTAAGAGGGTACGTAAAAAAGTGCAATACGCTAGAGCAAGAGCTTATGTTGTTTAGTGAAAACAAACAAAATAAGTAATGGCTAGAAAGACTGCCTCTGACGTACATCTTGAGCTTGCTGTTCATGAAAAAGAGTGTGCAGAACGTTGGAGGACAGCTTTCCACAAATTTGAAAAAATAGATTCTGATGTTGAGAAAATCAGAGTAAAATTAGATTCAGGAACACGAACCATTATCGGTTTACTAATTGGCTTGTTAGCCAGCATTATGACTTTAATAATAAGGAATTATTTGATTATAGTTTAGGGCAGGCATGACATGGAAATCTCCCACCCCTCACAAAAACCTTTGTCTGCCCTTCTTGCAAAAATAAAAAAACATATAAAACGCTATGAAGGTTTTGTTTCGCTTGTATATGACTGTCCTGCTGGATATGCTAGCGTAGGCTACGGCAGAAATTTAGAAACTAAAGGTATAACAAAAAAAGAAGCAGAATATTTGTTACTTAACGACATAGAAGATAGCTTAAACTTTTTATCTAAGAAATTTAGTAACTTTGACAACTTTCCTGATTTTGCAAAAATAGCATTAATAGACATGCATTTTAATTTAGGCAGTAAAGGACTTAGTAATTTTAAAAAAATGTGTAAAGCTGTTAAAGAAGAAAACTGGGAGCTAGCAAGTCAAGAATTATTAGAAAGTAAATATGCAACACAAGTTAAAAAAAGAGCTAGGATGAATGCTTCTTATTTTTTAGCGTGCGTTGAATAGAGTCGGCAATACGCAATAAATCGCTTTCGTTTAAATCATGTTTGAGTATATTTGCTCTATAAGTAATTAGTTGCACGTTTCCTGGTTTATAGCCTACTCTAGGATTAATTCTGTCAATACTTATATTTGTATCGATTTTTCCTATACCAGATTTGTACGTCATAGGAACTCCTGTCAAATTACACTTACCGTCTTGTTTATGCCAAAGCGCATATAAATGCGAAGGAGTTATTTGCCATGCCATATTTGCACGACTAAGTCGACGTCTACCGCTTGTAATTTCGTATTTTAGTTTGCTGTATATTTTATCTAGATAACTAAATGCGTCTGTACTATGTTGTTTTTTTCTATATAGCTTATCGCATGTTTTACATCGTGCTCTGATTCTATCTTTTCTATCAAGATATGCATTTTCGCGTGTAATTGCTATTTTACAGTCTTTACAAAGCTTCAGCCTCATAATACCATGCCTGGACTGTTTTATGAGGCAAGTCATATCCCAATATTCTTAATATGCCAGAAATGTCTTGTATGTTTAATGTCGCGTTGTTTTTTCTTAAGCTGTGCACAATTTCATGTGCTTTATCAATCTGCGCTTGTTTCATTAATATTTATAGCCACACTTTTGTTCCTGACTGTATATCCGTCTTTTGCAGGTATCACTTTTTCAGGCTGTGCTTTATATGTGCGACTTCCCCATTTTATTGTGTAATTTTTATTATGTCCTATGCTTGCGTTTCCCATAATTTCTTGTAAACGTATTTCCGCTTGTGTAATTGTACTATTTATAGATTTAACTTGTTCTTTGCCATTTAAAATTGTTTTGCACAAATTAGTTACTTCGTCTGTGTCTAAATCTATAGCTTTATCTTTTTCTGCAACAGGAAACATGATTTGCGTATCACTGTGTGTAACTGGCGGATAATAATCCTTTTCTTTTAACCTACGTTCAAAGTCAAGTATCGTTTCCTTTAAATCACGCTCAAAAGCAAAGTCGCGCTGATATACGCATATTTTTGGAAGTGTACTAGAATGCAATGTGCTTATCATGGCCCAGCTATATTGTGTAATTGCCATTAGCGCTTTAACTTGCAGAACTCCTCTATATAATGGCGGCTTACCGTCTGAGCTAGGCAAAATTGCTGTTGCTTTTGCTTCTAATATACCTTTACCGTCAATAAGTATTTCATCATCATCTTCTGTATATATAAAATCATTATCGGGTTTTATTGTTAGATTGTTTGCTTTTGCTATACCGTCTATACTTCCTTGCAGCGGATAGTCCGGATGTTCTACAGCATACTCTAAGTCATGCTCAAAATTTGTGAGTCCGAAATGCTCTACAGGCAGTTGTAAAATAGTATTTTCTAATTTGTGTCCCATTTCTGCAGCGCGACTAAATGTTTTTTCTTTAACTTTGCCAGCCCTTGCATCAAGTCTTGACTGCATGTATTCTGTTCTTGTTTCATGTTTTGATATGCCAAACAAAGCAGGCAAACCACTACATGACGCATGTTTATCGCTCGAGAATTTACTTCTTGTTTTTTGTGCCATAGAATCTCCTTGTCTAATTTACTAATTGTTTGTAATCTTGTACACTCATGTTTATACTGTCTAAAACTTTGTAATCGCTAGGATGTGTAGTAAAGTCGTTAAATGTTTTTACGAGTCCGTGCTCTAACATAGCTTTTTGCCTGCCTTTTGCATGATTAGTAATTGTGCAACTACTCCATACTTTGTCTCTATCTAAATGCGCATAATCACTATTAGGATTTATATAGTTTTCGACCCAACGTATAAAATCACAACATACGTCTTCTGCGTTATAAGGATATGCGCCAGTGTCATCGTAAATACGTTGCATAGTTTTATCTAAGTCTTTTTCTTTTGTGCTGCCGGATATATAACTAATACATTCTTTTGCGTTAGTGCCGTAATAAAACGGACTTGCTCTATTTATATATTCTGGCATCCAGTCTGCAATGTCTGCAATAAAAGCACTGTATTGAAACTTATATGCACGTAAATTTTGTTTTTTATTCCAGTCAAACATATATTCGCCTATTTCACGAAAGTCAACTGTATTTTTTTGTGTTAGCCAATCTAGTACGTCATAGACTAAACGAGGTGCGTAGTTTATAAGAAAGTTATCGCCTCCTCTTTTGTATTCTTTGTGTTTAGGAAAAGCAGGAAACTGATAGCCTATTGATGTATAAAAAGGGGTACGCATACTCCATATGCAACTTATAAAATCTTGTAAATCACGACAATCATGTAAATGCCATAAAAGCGTATTATGATAACCGCTAGGATTTTTGCCATAGTTTATAGCGCTGCCGGTAACTCTATGCATTAGAAAAAGCCATAGCCAATTTAGCTTAGTATGATTTCTGCCATGCCAATTTTCTATCATTTGCATACGTTCTTTACTAGCTAAGCCCATTGATATTTTTTTGTAGTATGGATGTAAAACACTTTTTTGATAGACAATGTCATGTACTATTTGACTAAAGCCAGCATACTTTCTTTCTACAACGTCATATAGCTCAACGTTCATCATTAAATCGTCTTTTATATCTAACTCTTTGTGTGGCGTTATGCCTAAATTACATTCTTTTTGTTGTAATGCTGCAAGCTCGTAATAACGCAGAAACTCGTCATAATATGTTTTATTCATTCCAATCCCTATAACTATCTACATATTGCCATAATTGTTTATGTATTAATTTAGGTTCTTTGCCTACGTTCCAAAACATAATATCTTTTTTACTATTTTTAGGAATGTACTTCCATACTTTTGCGTCATATGTATCTACTGTAGGAAACGGTGGCAACTGTTTTTCTACTTGATGAAATGCTAGCGGCTCGCTAATTACACTACTCCTGCCTAGCTCGCCTGACTTAAGATTTCTTGCAACTGCTACACTTACAAATTCTGTTTCTGGCCAAGCTATTTGTAATGCACGACAAAGCACGCCTGTACTAATAGCTGTATAGCAGATTTCTGGCGGCCTTATAGATAATGCTGTTTTTATAACAGCTGCGGTTACAAGCTCGTGTCGTAGGCCTAACGGTATAAAAAAACCTTTTGTTTGTTGCGCATAAATTTTTGCATACTTATTTAAGTTTGGCATTGCTGCAATACGTTTAAATACAGGAAACGCGCCACGTTCAATACAGCATGCTTGATGTGTACTTATTCGCTTACTACTTGGCATATATAAAATTATGCGTTTTCCGTATTTACTAGCAGCGTCAAGTAAACTAACTCCTGCTAATCCTACTCGCGGCTGCACATATACTAGATTTTTTTCTTTTACTTTACTCATTAATGCACTTGCGCCACGCACTTTTGTGCCTGTAATTAAATCTTCTCTAACTACTCGTACGCCTTCATGTGTAATAATTTTTGGCTTTGGATATGGGTCTTGCCAATCAGCTACTAACTTTAAATAGTAGTTTATGTCTTTGCCTATTAAATCTTTATTTATGCCGTCTATTACATGCATATTATGCATTTTCCCAACCTCCTTTACTTCTGTAATGCATTGGCGATATATGCACACTGCCGCCTCTTTCCATATATTCTTTTGCATATAATTCCGGACACATTGTGTACCAGTAGCCAGGCGGTTTTACGAACTTTTCATACTCTTGCTGTATGTAATTATTAAATTCATTTGTAATATGTTTTCTACTTTCAAAACTTCCTGAAAATGGCTTACCGTCATAATAGCCAGTTTTCGGTATTCGTCTGCCTTCATATTCTACTGGCACAACTGCACATATTTCAGCAACAGTATCATATGTACAATTGAACTCACAAACTTTGTCAATATAGTCTCTTGCAAGCTTTTTTATTTCTGTGCCTGTACGCAATATGTGATGACGCACGTCTATGCTGCCAAAACAAAACGTAACGTCATGCGTTTGTTTGTCAAAAAAAGTATTTACCCAATCTTTACGCAATTGACTAAACAAAGTGCTACCGTCCATTTTAAAAACATAGTCGCCTTTTTTACTAAATGCTAAGCTATGGCTATCGCCATACGTTATCCCTTTGTATGCAATATTTGTATAGTCTGCACGCTTAATGTGGTTACGACATAAGTCAGATATTTTGTTACAAACATTATTGTCAAACAAATAGTACGTACTTTCTGCATTTAGTCTTTTTCTAAACATTTCGCCAAAGTCAGGCATGTCTATATCTAAACTAAATATTTTATGTCCGCACTTTCGCATTATTAGTAACTCTTGCCAATTGTTATATATGTCTTTAGTAAGACCGCCAAACAAGTTTAGACTGCCATTAAAATTTGCACCGTGGTCTATATAAACTTTACATTGTTCTGCAAGCTCCTTTTCTATTTTCACAGGACTTGACATATTGTTTATTAACTGTGCTTTTAGTAAATCAGCCCACAATGCAGCTCTGCCTAAAACGTGAGAGTTAGGTGCACGCGGTATATTTGTATTAGGATTCACTACTAAAGATTTCATACTCTATTCCTCCTTGCGTAAGTATTTCTTGTGCGTAATGAAATGACTCTGCCCACTTTGTTGACGTTTCTTTTGTTTGCCGCATAACCACGCCTTTGGCGCCAACTTGTACTAATGCCTTTGCACATTCATGACATACATGCAAGCCATGTATAAAAAACACACTATTTTTTAAACTTATGCCATTTAGCGTTGCATGATAAATAGCATTCATTTCTGCATGCACAATAAATCTGTACTTAGTTTCTCGCATAACATATAACTCTAAATCGTCGCTAAACTTACGCGGAAAGCCGTTAAATCCTTGACTTAGCACCTGGCCGTCTTTGCCTATAACAATACAGCCTACTTTTGTGCTTGGGTCTTTACTCCAGTGAGATATGCGTTCTGCTAAATCTAAGTATCTAGATTTCCAAGTATTTGAAATGTTTTGCATACACATGCAAGTTTTGTACTTGCCAATAAATTTCGTTGTTACATTTTAAGTCTAACTCTTTTGCTAGCTTATTTAATACATGTTTCTGCCAGGCATAATCGTTTTTATAGCCTAAAACAGCGTCATTACTACGCATTTGTACAACACAACGTAGAGTCTTAGCTCGTATATAATATGTAACAGCATTTGTGCATACAAAATCATTCTTTCCTTGTTCAGTGGCGTCAAAATGCATAGTTGGCCTTTGATAAATCATTGTTGCTCTTCGTGAATATTTATTACTTAATTCTGTCAGAGCACATGTATATTGTGACATGCCATTTAATTTATCATTTGGCGAATAGATAATATTGCCATAGTTACTATTTACAAAGCCTTTGTCGTTAGCAACGTCTTGCCAAGCTTTCGGAACAGGAACAAAGTCAATGTCATTTACATTAAGACTCTGTGATTCATACCAGTCAATCTCCGCTTGTATATAATCTTGATTTGGCTTAGAAAATATACTAGGCTCGTCAGCAAGAAAGCTTATGCCAAACAGCTCGATAGTAGGAATGCTTTTGTTTTCTGTTTTATGATATTTTCTTGCAAATATTTCTCTTACTTGTTTAACATTCATAATTACAGAACTCCGACATTGTCTTTGTGACATGGCTCTCGCCAGCCGACAGGTTTTACTAAATCAGGCATATTAGGATTGGCACTACGTTTAGGATTAGTGCCTAACTCTTTTTGTAGATTAGAATCTGCAACAGTTTGCCATGCTTTTTCTACGTCAATGCCAAAACTTTGCAAAGTGCCTAATGCAACTACAGCTACGTCTATACAAGCATCAACTATACCGTCTTTATTGTTTAGCATTATGCTAGCCAACAATTCGTCATTTTCTTCTTGTATAAATTTACTTCTAAATAATAAGTATTCTTTTTTCTGCACGTCTGTCATGTTTTTAACACTAGTAGAAAAATTAAACTTACTATCTAACATAGACAAAGTTTTAACGATATTAGAACCACTTGACATAAGTTTTCTCCACTTGTTCTCGTCTGTAGTAAGTAATGTCGTTCGTTTCTTCATCAAGAAAAGCAATACGTCCTATATCGTCATAGCCTAAGTGTTGGCCAAAATATGTATGGCCTATAACACGCAATCTATCTCCGACTTTTATTTCATCTACCTGGGATTTCATTGTTAAAAATATCCTTATCTTTTGTTTGTCCGTCAAAACTGTAATTTAAATACATTATTAAAAATGTAGTGTAGTTTATCAAGTCATACGCTGAGTCCTCAATAGACTCGTTATTTACAAAATCTGCGTCTAAGCAGCTTCTTATACGTGTAAGTTTTGTATGCATCATGCAGACAATATCTTTTACGCCATTTGGATAGTAGTCAATTTGTTTTACAGAAGAATTAGTATTTTGATAGTCACTACCTTTTCTTTCTTGCATTAACAAACACAACTTATATATTTCTTTCGCGTTCATATTTCCTCACAAAAAGCAGGACGCCTGCAGAGCGCCCCGCAAACAATTTGCTAAACAGCTTTTTCCTTTTTTTGCTGCCTTGCAAAAGATTTATTACGCCACTGTAACAGTCTATTTGCTTTGTATTGTGTTTTGTAAACACTCACATAGTCAAATACAAACTGCTCTACGGTCACATCTATGGTATAACCATTAAAATGCTTTTCGACAAGTAAAAATAAGTCTGCGGCGTCTTGTGCCAACAAACTAAAGTCATTCCAGTCCATAGGATTACTCATTTGTGAGTCATCGATAGAACGTTCTGACCTATTGTCGAACAAACTTAGTAACCAAACAGGAGACTCTGCAGACTCCGTTGGAAACATACACTCTACGTCATTAACGTATGTAGCAACTTTTCTTTTCATATCTTTCCTCCTAGAAAGTAAAGTTAACATGTAAGCATAGTACACTAATTTTAAACAAAGTAAAACTTTTGTTTACATTTAATATTTTTATATGTAGTATGGAAAACATGGATGATTACGAAAAAAAGAAAATGCTTGTCGTAGATGACGACGCGCATGACGCAATAAAAAGTTTTTGCAAGCAGAACGGACTAATAATGAGAACATTTGTCAGTAACGTTTTACTTGATGTTGTAAACAATAATATTAGTTTTACAGGAGCCAATAACAAGGTAAATAAATAGCATGTCAGATTTTTTTAATTTTGACGACAAAATTATGCGTGACAGATGCGGTAAAAAAGCCGTGTATGTAAGTGTAGACTTGTATAAAAAATTAAAATACCTGGCAAAAACCAATAAAATAAACAAACATAAATTAGCAGAATATTTTGTGAGCATGGGCACTAATACTGCAATGCATAATCCGCAACAATCTGTTAAGTTTGATATAACAAAATTATGAATGAGAACAATTTTCACTTCTTTTGCATGCAATTTTATTACGACGCAAAAAAAGAAAGACTGATGCACGGTGAGGACTGGCGCGGACTAACTTACAGTGAATATTTAAGAGACAACTGGCACTTTCTGTTTCGCAAGTTCGAACAGTTTTTTATGCCTTTTGTATAAGGAGATTTTTATGTCATTTTTAGATATGACTAGTACTGATGGTGCATATATAAAACATCACTATCAACTCGGAAAATTTACCGTCGACGATGAGCCTGTAGAAGGTTTTAAGGATTTTTTATTGAGTCCTGACTTTTATACTGGTTGGGGTCGGTTTGATAAGGAGATGGGAACATTTCTTTGGGAGTGGGACTCTGAAAGAGGCGTTTCTAAACACGATAAAAAGACCATGCTTATGGATGGCTGGCAACGTGCGTTTAGCGTACAGTTATACGTAAAAGAAAAAGGTACTTTTTTATGGCAACGTTTTAGTAAAGCAGAGGCTAAAGCGTTTGACGAAGTTATGACTGACGCCTGGGCAGATAAGGAGGATGGAAAAGTTGTCTGGGTTACGCATACTGGCTCTGAGAAAATTACACTTTCTGGAGGCAGTAAAATGTATATTCCTATATTGGAATATAAACAATGGGTGCCAAGGCCTGACGATTTTGGCGAACCAGATTCTTTGCCTAATGAATCAAACTCTCCCGCTGTTGATTCAGGTAAAGATGACGATATCCCATTTTAATGTCTAAACAGAGCCAGGAGCAAAATGCCATAAATAGTGTATCGGGCGCTCCTGGCGATGTTTTTGATACAGGAAAATCTTTGTGGGTAGAAAATTTAGGCTCTATATTACGCAAAGAATTTCCTAAGCCTGAGCCACTTATTGACGGACTTTTATATACAGGAGACCAAGC